GGTCACAGCGCGATTTCTTACGCGGTGCGCCGGCCGGGTTCGTCGGGCAACGCGGTGGCCGTGTTCAATGCGCTGACGGTTACGCGCACCACGGCGTTAACCCTGAGCGGCACGATCTTCGGTTCCATTGGCGACGGCATTTCGATGGAAGTGCCGCTCATGGGTGCCGACCAGCCGCGACTGGACAAGGGCATCGTCGATGTCACCCGTGCACCCTTCAACTGCGATCCGACAGCGACGAACGTCTGCACATCGGGACTGCAGCACGCGGCGGATTTCTGCCGCGACTGGTCGTTGATGATGTACGCGCCGGCCGACGCCGAGTTCCTGATCGACGACATGGTCTTGTTCCACACCAACCAGTGGTACCGGACGTCGAAGATCAGCGCCGAGACGGACCTCGAGGGGCCGAACTTCGCCGAGCCGAACGTGTTCCGCGGTGGCAACCAGGGCGCACGGCCGAAGCTGATCCTCACGGACAACAACCGGCGGTTCCAGAGCACCAGCGTGCCGCGTGCCATGGTCGCGCTGTTCAGCCGTCATCCGAGCAACCTGTGGAACCCGAAGCAGAACGAAGCGATGGCGCAGGAAGTCATCGGCATCGATCTCGACACCGGCACCGGCAATCCGGGGGCGGTGGGTTTCAACTGGCGCGGTGCACAGGGCTGCGGCGTTCGGGACAGCATCGTCGATGCGACCGGCTCGCTGGCCGGCTTCGACGGCATCACGGGCTCGGGTGGCGCGAACATGAACGTCGAGGTAATCGGCGGGCAATACGCGATCATCGGACAGGACGCGCACGACTACAAAGGCGATGACGCCGAGCAGGACGCGCAACCCGCGCCGCTGATATGCGGGCTCAAGGCGCACGGTCAGACCGTCGATATCATCAAGTACCACGCGCAAAGCGCCTTGACGCTCAAAGGCTGCGACCTGGTTGTGCCCGTTGGCAGTCGGTTCTTCTCATCAAAGAACGCGAACGGCGCGTGGACAGTTGACCGCGGTCAGCTGGTGGTGCTGAACAGCAAGATCGCTTTCGAAGGACAGGACGCCGGCAACATCGCCATTCAGACGCGCCGCTCGGTGTACATCGCGAACACCTACATGCGGTATGCCACGACCATGGTCGATTACTACGACGGCGTGGCGATCGACCGGGCCGGGCGTGCCGACGGCTGGCGCCTGGTGATCGAATACGGTGCCGGTATTGACGGGCCGCTGTCACAGAACTCCAACGCACAATACTCGCAGCCGATCTGGCGTGACGGTTTGCGCCTGGGCAACGAAACCGGCTGGGTCGAAGGCGTCAATTACGTGGACGTCGCAGACGGTTCAGTACCTGCTGACGTGGTATCGGCGGCCGTGCCGCAAAGTCTGGCGCACATCGACGACCCCGATGCGGTGTGGTTCGGTGCGGGCCTCGACCTGACCGGCTACACGAACCTGACTGATGAGATCAAGACGTTCGTCGCCAACAATCCCAAAGGGTTGTTCCCGAAGATGATCGCCTGGATCGACGAGCAGGTGCTCGGCCGCACGGATACGAACCTCGGCGGCGTCGGGCGCTCGCTGGCGCGCTGGGTGGTGCGCTACTCGACGGATGCGATCGCCGGAGACTTTGCGGTCAAGGCACCGATGTTCCTGTCGGCGGCGACCGGATCCACCGTGCTGTCGGATTTCTGTTTCCATGCGCCCGTGGAGCACCCGAACGTCGAGTGCTTCCACATCCGCAACACGTACGAGATCTGCAACATTCACATTGATACCGATGACGCGTTCGGGTTCGCGAGCATGCCGCAGCAGCGCGGCTCGTCACCGCAGGGCAAGGTGCTGTGTCGCATCGAGGGCGCGAACGCAACCGGCCACCTGTGGAACCTGAGCGAAGGCCGCGACTACAAGCAGACGGCGGACTACCGCATGCTGCTGGTGAAAGACACGGATCTGCCCAACGAGCTGGATGACGTGAACTGCGAGCACATCAAGTCGGACTGTGCCATCGAGGTAGACAACGCCCGCGCCACGTTCACGGTCGTGAAACACGAGGGTCAATTTTGGGTGATCTGGTGTCGTAACGGTGCCAAGGTCAAGCTGTATTCGATGGGCGGCAACGGCTGCGCCTGGTGGCACAACGACCACCCGAACAACTGGGTGTCGGGCAGCGGTGATCCCGAGAAGGCGGCGAAGCATCTCAGCCCGGACGAGGGCGATGCGCCGAACTACGACCCCACCACGCCGTCACTGGTGCGCATTACCGACTGCCCGGACGTCAAGGTGGTGATGACGCAGAACATCGACAAGGGCACCGAAACACCGGGCAGCCGCAATCCGCGGCCGGTGTTTGGGTTCTCGGTCGGGCCAAAACATTTTCACTTCCTGTCCGACCATGTCGACACGGGTGTCGGGTCGCCGCTGCTGACGCCGTGCCAGCAGGCGGGCGGCTCCACAAACGATCGGCCGCTGATTTATGAACGCGGTGATGTCGACGCTTAACAGAGGGAACAGGCATGTCTTTAGCTGATGCAAAATACGAAGGCTTAGCAAGCCGAACAGGCCAGCGCACCACCACTTCGGATATGGAGTTCGAGTGGCTCGCTGCGCTGACAGGCCAGCGCACCACCATCCCAGACATGTGGAAGGTCTATCTTGTATCGCTCGGATTTACTGGCAGCGTTCCGGACGCGCAGTTCGCCTGGCTGGGTTCGCTCGGTTACACGGGCACGCTTGCAGATCGATTCGAAGCGTTCTGGTCCAACAACACAAACAACCAGAACTTCCCGCTTACTGATGGGCGCATTGCGATGTTCGTCCCTATTGATGCAGATGATGCGGCAGGGGATGAGATACATTCGGTCAGCGCAAGGCGCGACAACGACGTAAGGGTGGTGACAAGTGGCTGGCCCGACGAAGCGCCAGTCTTGGCTCTCACACATAATGCGCCTGAGCACCATGCGTCGGGGGGCGGTTGGACAGAATACAGTTCGCCGGCGTCAGCAGTGACTTTTGCGGGGCGAGTCGTTTACGGGGATGAATACGACAACAACTCACCATTTCTCGGTAGGCTAATCGACCCGGCCAACACATCCTACATATTTATGATAACGGGCAGACATGATTCAGCCGACCCTATCCATACCTTGCTGCTTGACACCGCGCCGGACACATCGCCTGTTTGGCGAGTAAGCTCAAACGGGTCAGGGTATCAGTTCACTATTGGTTTGGAAGCTGGTGTAAGCAAAACCGACAACCATGCGCCAGCAGCAACTTTTGCTGATGATGACATCATTACTGCCGCTTTGATCTGGAACCATGAAACAGCAAAGTACAGCTACCTAGGTTATCGCTACGATGATAGCGCAGGGGTTAATGTTGAAGATGTGTTGTCAGAGGGCAACACGCTTTCTTTCAACGGCACGTATGTTAATAGCCGCCCGCTTGGGTTTTCGTTTGGCCTAAACCAGACGTTAGGCATGGCAATACTTGAGTTTGAAACATTCCCCGCTGATTGGAAAGAGGGCATCATCTGGAACCATGATGCGTGGCGCGCTGGCGACAAGTCGATGTATGGCTTGTGGGGTACTCACGCCAAATCAAAAGGGTGGATTAACCCCGCTTATCTGCGAATTGGTTATGAAAACATATCGGGCTTCCCCGGCAAGTGGAACCCGTCCACATTTTATTGTGGAAACGTTGGGGCGCTTTATACCGGCGTTATTATCATTGACAATGTTGATGTTGCTCAAGGTGCGGATATAAGCGTGGCGTACTTAGATGTGACCACAAAGGCCGGAGCGGGCGCAGGAACATTTGGCAATGTAGAGGTGCGCGCTGTAGCGGAAGGCGTGCCGGGGCTTGGGGTAGATGGTAATTGTCCGAGCGATAACACTCTAACCACGGCGGTTACTACGGTAAGCGGCGCGGCATGGAACGCAGCAAGCGCCACTGCCGCCATCATCCGAATAGATGTTACCGACATAATCAAAGAACTGGTTGCGTTGGGTGGCTTTAATGGGTCAGGCGTTTACTTCGCCTTCACGCCTGTAGGGACCTATGATGCGTTTCATTGGCTACAGGCAGACGCAGCGACACCGGGTTCGCATGTACTGCGCATTGCCGAGGTGCTCTAAGTAAGTAGACCTGGCCTATGTGGTGGATGGCGTAACTGGCGCTGATGCCAACTCGACGTTCAACGCGGCGTAGTGACCCGGACGATTTTGTACCAAGAACCCGCTTTAGTACCAAAGCGGATTTTCGAAACTCTCTGAAAGTGGCCTACCGTGGCCAATAGTGGCCTACCGGCGATGCTCTGAAAGTGGCTCCCCGACCCGGACTCGAACCAGGGACCAATTGATTAACAGTTAGTCAACTCAAGCCAGAGAAATCAGGCGGTTACGCTCCACGGGTGGCCTACTTACGTCGATATCGAGCGAGTTGTTATGCGGTTTCCAGCGGGTGGTGGCCTACTTGATGGCGGTGATCCGGCGCTGGCGTTTGTACAGGCTCAGCAGCCCCAAGCCGTTCTCGGAATCGCTTTCTGCCTTGGCCCGGACGTTGTGCAGGGTGAACCCCGGACGATGCCGCATCAGGTAGTTCTGTAGGGCCGATTCTGTCCACTTCTCGCCGCGTGTGTTGGTCAGCACGTAGGGGCTTTCACAGCGGCGCATGGCGCGATCCAGCACCTTCCTGAGCTCGCTGGTGATGGCAATGATGACCTGTTTGCCGGTCTTGGATTCCTCGATGATGATGCGTTTGGCATACACCTCGTCACGGCGGAGCTCACGCAGTTCGCCGGAGCGCAGCCCGGTCAGGTAGGCCACTTCGAGAAAGTCACGGAAGGACGGGTTCACGCGCTCCATGAATGCCGTCAGCTCCTCGTCACGCACGTACCGTTGCGAGGGGCGCTCCGGGTTGCGCTTGATCTTGCGACTGAACGGCGTGTCCTGCACCGTGCCCATGCGCATGGCGTACTGGTAGGCCGATGACAGCACGGCAAATTCGCGGTTGCCGGTGACGGCACGACCCATCTGCTTGCGACGTTCGAGAAACTGCGCGATGTGCGCGGGCTTGACGTCAGCCGGGGCCATTTCACCGAATACCGTGCGCAGCGTTTTAATCCACGTCATATAAGCCTTGCGGGATTTAGGTGCCAGATCGGCCATGCCGGTGCTCACGTACAGGTCGAGCATGTCGTTGACGGTTTCGGCTGCCGGTTTCAGTACCAGGGCGAGTGCCTGGTGCAATGCGTACTCGCCATCGGCAACCCGGCACAGGTAGCGGCGTTGGCGTTTTCCGTCGACCTGCTTGCGGTAGTAATAGCTACCTTTCAGGATTTCGACATTCGAGGGCAAGTTTGCCAAAGTTCGGCTCCGTTGGTCTTTTGGTGTTGTGGCCGATATAGGTTGCACTCAACCTACCGCCGCGACCCGCCGGGTTCAAGCGGTAGAGCGGATTCTTTTTGACCCATCGAGCCATGTCTTTAGGTCTGAAATATCCCGAAAGCCGTTGAATTTCTTCGTGATCGAGGTTCATGTTTGCAGCCGGACTTTCACACACCCTCCAGCGCACTCAGACAGCTTTCACACGGAACCAATCGACTGCCTTGCTTTACCGCGTCCTGAGCGTGTTCTAAGTCCACAAAGCACCACTCAAAAGGTTTGCGGGTTCTGCCACAGGCGGTTTCGGTTTTGCTTATATGGATGCACTTGAGCCAGTCTGGCCTTTTGTCAAGGTCACGCATCAACTTCTACCCACGCATCATCCAGCCCGTACCGGCAACCGTCATCGGCGCAATAGGCTTTCCACGGGTCGGACGGGCGCAGCACTTCATCGACGACGCGCTCGAACGGGCCGTTATCACCGTTCTGGTGCAGAATGACCGCACCCTCAACAATGTCCTTGGGCTCTGCTGGTCTAAAGTCACGCATCACCATCCTCCAAAGCGTCCAGCGCAACCTGTTGAAGCGTCTGGTCGGAAAGTAGCCCGCCCCTCGCAATAGCCTTAAGAGCCGCCCGCGCTGCTTGCAGTTGAGTACGAATACGCTCATGTTCCTGACATTCAGCAATCAGATTGCCTCTACCGTCATGGGTGCAAGCGCAACTATCGGCAGACTCAGCAATCCGTTTATTAGCCGCTTCGAGGTCGGCGCGGAGTTGGTTGTTGTCCTCATCACGCTCATCCAGTAGGGTTAGCAGGGCTGCACGGCCTCTCTCGCTCTGCGACTCCGGTTCATAAACAGACCCGTATTCTTTAAGAACACGCCGCTGTTCACTGTCACGTTTATGCCGCGCACGTATCTCTGCTTCATTGGTCATTGTCCGCTCCAAATCAACGCATCGCCAGGTCCTGTAAAAACAAGCCATGCTGCATGTATCCGGTTTTTTAATCCTGATAACCCTATAGGTCGAGCGGGAACCCATCGACCATCAATCTCCGCTTGAGTGCTGGTTGCCTCGCTCACGATGTAGTCAATGTGGTGGATGCTTGGAGTTTTCATTTACTTACCCCCCCCCTTGCGGCAGTTGGCTGACGGTTCGCTGCCCGGTTCTGGCACTTCCCCGCTTAAAGCACAGCAGCGGTAGAAAGCCGCATCAGCCTCCGCAGCGGTGAGTGCAGCGACCTTCTGGCGTATAAATCCGCGAACAACATTCACAAGTTCACTGTTTAGATGCCAGAGCCGGTCTAATGCCGCCGCCACTTCCGCATCTGAAACGATTTCCTTGTTTAGAGGTGTTTCCACGATTCATGCCTCCTAACTTTGCCGATGGTTTGGCGACTAACCCCAAAGCTATCCGCCAGCTCTACCGCTGTTTTCTCTGATGCCCGTATTGTCAGCACCTCGCTCTCGGTCAATTTGGCCTTGTGGCTCTTTTCCCCTTGCTGCCCCGGCATTGTGTATGGGCGGCGGTTTTTCAGTTGTTGGCGCTGAGTAACCCAACGACAATTATCGGGGCTGTAGCCCTTGTCATTGTCGATCCTGTCAATCGTCAGTGTTTCGCCGTAGCCGTTAGCTAATGCCCATTCCTCGAATGGCGCAAATGTTACCCAGTCGCTACAGACACTTATTCCGCGAGCGCCGTAGTATCGGTAATCAGAAGCCTTCGGGTTGGCACAACGCTGCTTCATGCGCGCCCACGTCTCGTACAGGCGCTCTCGTCTTGGTTGCCCGCTGCGGTAATGAGCATTGTCTGCGTGTTGGCAGGGCCGGCACTCCGATCGTCGCCCGTCTATTGTCATGGAGTTTTTGTTGAAGCTCGAAAGTGGCTTGACCTCGCCGCATTTCGTGCATTGCTTTGTATCTATATCGTTACTCATGTTGATTGCTCTGGTGGTAATGGTTGCCAGTGAGTTATGTCGGGAAAATAGAACCCAACAGGCAAGTCTTTAACAATCCACTTCTTGCGGGTATACCCTGCGGAACACCAAAACTCGCCTTCGGCCTCTACCCCATTGGTTGTGAGTAGGCGAACCTTCTGCGCATGCTCTGGCAACCGCACACCAACAGGTATCCACTTGCTCATGTTGATTGCTCCGCTATTTGCTCGGCTTGAAGATAACTGCAACCGGGAATGTGGTCGTTGCACCCTGAGATACAAATAGGGCACTCGTCATCTTCTCTGCCCTCTGATAGTTCGTCGTGTAGCGTTTCCATAACATCAGCCACGGCATTGATGAGTGCTATCTTTTGCGCTTCAACTTCTGGTCGGTAGTTACGTGCCTTTATGTCCTCGCACATTCCCCGCAACTGTTCAGCCGCTTTACTCACCACCTACCTCCTGCTCTGCTACCGACCGGCACTTCTGTAGTGTGTTATTCATCTGATTGCTCCTTGTACCAGCCGCCCGTATATCTGCGTAGCGACCTTAGATTGCACTCTTTCGGGTTGTGGTCAGGCGTTAGTGCTATCAGTGACCCATCACGTTCAATGATTGGCGCGACAACGACAACGGGAGGTATGCCATAAGAAAAGCGCACATTGTCTCCCACGGTAACCCATTCGCCATCATCATCGCGTAGTCGCTTACCCACCAAACCGCTCCTCACAAAATTCCCGCTCCCGCCTGTTCAACCCCGATTCCTGGCACAACTCGTACTGCATCAATCTAAAGTCCTCTGGACTTGGGTAATAGCGCGGTAAAGGTTCTCCAACGCATACAGGGTTTATCTGCTGGAAGGACAGGCAGAGTAGGGCGGCTGTGGGGATGAGTTTCATTTGCCAGCTAGCCCGCAGTAGCCCAGAGCAGGGTCATCGGTTGGCAACGTCATGCCGAGTCGCAACCCCCGTTCTGCAAGGGCGTTTTTTATCAAGCCGAATGATTTTTTCCCCAAGCCCGGTTCAATGAGCAACTCTCGCTCTGAACGAACAAGCACGTCCCTTATAGTGTTGATGTCATTTCCAATCAGCGCGTTTTGCGACCGTATATCCAAACCAAGGCTCTTGACTGATTCGTGGCAAATATCCGAAAGCCCCGGCGCTCCCCACCGCCACATAGCGCACTTGCTGGCTATGCAGCGCGAGTCCGGTGGGTTCATTTGCATCTCTGTCACGCCGTCCCCACCAGCGCCTATCCAGCGGTTAGCGGCAGGTTCGTCGCAATTCCCCTGACTGCGCGCCATCGGACACCACAGTTCTCTGGCTTCTTTCTCGGTGTGCATATCTATCTCCAGTTAAACAAGCCCGCGTATAGGGGCGAACGGCAAATCGTCCTCTATCGCCCCACCAGAACCGGCAGCGGGGGCTTGGGAGGAACGATCTTGAGCAGTCGATGCGCCCCCACCACCGGGTTTTTTCGAGTCAGCAAACGACCAGCTGTTGGCGATGATCTCCAGCGAAAACCGCTTGCCGTTGTCGGTATCGTAGGGGCGGTTCTGTTCTTCGCCAGCGACGATCACTGCTGAGCCTTTTTGCAAATGTTTGGCTGCGGCCTCACCGCGTTTGCCAAACACCGTGACGCGCCGCCATGTGGTGCATTCGTTGTCACCGTAGCCGGTGGTGGTCGCGACGCTGAACGTGCAGCGCGCCAGCCCGCTCGGAGCAAAGGCCAGTTCGGGGTCGGCACCGAGGTGTCCGGCGATGACCAGGTTGCAGAAATTGGGCATTACGCGGCCTCCTGCTTTACGAACAGGTCTTGAATCAGCGCCGTGGCTGCGTTGTCGCTCAGGTTGTAAGCGTCGGCGACCAGGCGAACGATGGATGCGCGGGTTGGCCCACCTTCGGACGCGGTGGGCGCTTTGTAGGTCGGCGGCGGGTCGATGGTGCCCGCTGGCGCCGACTGGTGGCTCGCGGCTTCTGACTGCTGCGCTTTCTCGGCATCCTCGCGTTCGATGCGCTCACGCTCTTTGCGAGCGGCTTCCGCCGCAATGCGGTCCTGCTCGGCCTTGTGTTCGTTAATGCGCAGCGTGACCAGGTTGGCAAAATCGTCCGGCTCTTTCGTGACGATCTGCTGCACGTCGCGGAACAGGTGCTCGACGCCAGTGGCTTCCTTGCGCAGCAATTCAAGGTTCAGGCGAATGCGGTCGCCGATCTCGCTGGCCTCGATCTTGACGCGTGCCACTTCATCGGCACAGGCGTCTTTCAGACTGGTGATCGTGCGCTTGTTTTTCATCACGCCGGCAAAGTTCGGTGTGATCGCCGGCAGCGTGACCTTGCCGCCCAGCGTTTCGTTGATCTGCGCGATGTGGTGATCGACCTGCTCTTGTGCGTTGTTCTTGATTTCGATGCGGATGGCATCTTTGCGGGCCTTCACCAGCTTGTTGAGCTCCAGCCGCTTCTTGCGCATGGATTCGCTCAGGTGATCGAGTGTGCGGAACAAGTCGTCGATGCTGGCGGTTTGTGCCAGCGCCTGTTTTTTGACCGTCTCGATTTCTTTCTCGCCGGAGTCGAGAAACTTCACCATCTGCTCGGCGTCGGCAAAGTCCTGATCGGTTTGCAGGTCGGTGTTAATGGCAGCGACACGCGCAGACACCACGTCTTTGTACGTTGCCAGGTTGCTGTTCTTGACCTCGCCGGCCAGCTCCACGGCCAGCGTGGGCAGGGCGTCGATCTGCTGGGCAACGGCCTCCACGGATTCGTCGGGCACGTAGCCATCAAGATCGGCATTGAACTGTTGCCAGCCCGCCAGCAGTCGGTCGAAGTCTCCGCACGCATCAACATGTGCCGCTGTAAGCCAGCATGATGCGTTGTTGTCGGCATCGCTCAGCATGTACAGGGCTTTCTTCGCGCCGCTGATGTAAAGCTGCTGCACGACTTGCCAGTAGTCGGCAGTGGGCACACGACCGGCTGCGACTTCTTCGGCCTTGGCCTGATTCCACAGCTTGTGCTCCCAAACCACTTCGCGGTCCATCGTCAGGCCGTCGAAACTGGCAGACAACTGACCGTCATCATCCAGCCCGGTGACCGGGAAAAGCTCCGCGCCGATTTCTTTCTCGGCAACGGGTCGGGCAGCTTCCTCGGCGGCGTGGCCTTTGTTGAAGATCGCCTGTTTTACAGCGGACACGTCGCTGGTCTGCCCGGTCGCTTTCTGGCGCAGCAGCTCAGAGCGTTTCATGTAGGGGCTTTCGCCCATCATGGCGGGCGCTTCGGAAGCCGTTCGGCATTGGGCGCGGAAAGCGTCCCATTCCGGTGAGCCCTGTACGAGGTTAAGCGTTTTCATTGATTTCTCCGTCGATGATTTCCATGTCGAGCAGTGTTTGTTTCTGCTCGTCGGTGAGCGTCGCCTTGCTTTCGATCATGTCGATGATGTTGGCGGCGGTGTTCGTGCCGGCTTCGATCAGCTTCGTCCAGGCGGGCAGATTGAAGTCGAACTGCGATTGCGGGTATGCCTCGCGCTCCGGGCGTTCGGGCGCTGCGGGTTCGGCAGGGGTTACGTCAATAATCCGCTCGGCCTCGTCCTCGTCGTAGATGCCGGTGTAGCTGAACGCCATCCGCGCACACTGGATGAATGCTTTGTGCCGGAGCATCCGCTTCGGGTGTGAACCCCATGCGGGCGAGTTGGCCTTGCGACACTCCGCCAGGTACTCGGTGACTTCGGTCGCGTGGCTGCGATCTTTGCGGAAGATGCGGCAGGTGCACTTTTCATCGTCCTGGTCGAACTCCACCCCGTCGTATTGTTTGTTCTCGTTGACGATGCGGCTCCAGCCATCAACGCCTACGACCGGCACAATCCCGCCCTGATGCGGAAAGGCATAGATTTCTTTGGTGAACGGGTTCAGCCCGTACTGGTCGGCGACGATGATCAGCGCGGCCATCTGCTCGTTCGTGACCTCGCCGTTATTCAGCCGAAAGGCTGTGGCTTTCAGCGTGGTCATCATCTTGCCCGGCTCCATGTCGAACTTGCCGGCGAATTTCGCCATCAGTCCACGGTGTTCCGGCTGTGTTTTTTGTTCTGCGATATTGGCGACCATGATCAGTTTCCGTCGGTTAGGTGGTAGTAAAGGGCGCCGGCGAGCATCGGCACGTAAGGCAGCAGCTCGATCAGCATGGTCAGCGGCGTGATGGGTTCAATATCCATCGCGGCATTCCCGTTGCAGCTCGGCTTCGCAGCGGCTGCATTTTTCGCACGGCTTACAGGGGCCGAAGTGCTCGCGGATATAGGTGCCGCACAGGATGCAGTTCACCTTCCAGCCCGGTTGGGCGGGGCGGCTCTCGATCTGTGGGTGTTGTTCTGGTGTGCTCATTGCTCTCTCCCGATGTGTTGGAGAGAGTAAACCATAGTTAACTAACAGCAGTCAACTAAAGTTTCCGAATTAAGGCAAAAAAATACCCCGAGCCAGAGCGGGCGGGGCTTGTGGACTATTCGGTGGAGTAGTCGGGGCTTTCTTCGTGGACGGTGACAGAGTCCTGAAACGCTTCACGGCGGTCGACATCACCCCCGAAATACAGCGTGCGGCCAATTTTCAGCATGGCGGCGGCGCTGTCCTGCGCCGTGTGCGGCATATCACGGAAAACATTCAAAAGGTCTAATTCGGCCTCTGAGAGCGGCTCAGACGATTTCATGCTGCCGCTGCCCATCGCCAGCCATTCCAGGCGGATCTTGAGCACGCGGCATATATCCAGCACGGCATCCAGACCGGGGACGGCCTGACCCTTTTGCCATTTGTAGACCGCAGGTTTAGTGCGGCCGATTTTCTCCGCCAGCGTGGGCGCCGTGTACTCCGATTGCTTGATGGCTTTCTCAAGCCGCCGGCCAAAGGCAAGTTTCGCTGCTTCATCCATCGGCGAGAGGCTACCGCGTCTCTCGGAAACAAAGGTTTCCCGATGGCTTGACTTGCAAAGGAAACTATCGTTTACTCTCGGCATGAAGAAACAGGACGCAATCGAGCACTTTGGCGACGCGGTGAAACTCGCGAAGGCACTGGGTATCAGCAAGCAGGCCGTCTACAAGTGGCCTGACGTGGTGCCAGAAGGGCGCCAGTACCAGCTCGAAATTGTCACGCAGGGCAAATTGCAGGCTGAGCGTCCGAGCGCGGCTTAGGCCGCTGTTGTTGTTACGCAGGTTATATACCTGCAAACGGGTGAGCGCAAATTTTTTTGCGCCGTATCAAAGGGTTATGTCAATAAACAGAAGCTTATGTTCACTCGCAATCGGGAAACATTCGCGTGGTGTAGTCCCGATCGCAGCTTTCGTCGTCGAAAATTACGACGCCAATGACAATCCACGTGCACACAATCCCGGCAGCAATGTAGCTCCACCACTTGGCGGCATTTTTTTGCGTGCTCTTGTTGATGCAGAAAATAACCGCGCCGAGGGCACCCAGTTGCCCAAGAACCCGCCAGTCGATGATCTCTATCAGCGCGTCCATCAATTGCTGGGCGGTTCATCGTCGGCTATGCGCGTGGCTGCGGGGGCGGCAATCATCTTGTCGCCGAAGTACCGCGCCAGCAAGCCCGGCGCAATGGTGATGCCGAAAAACAGCCATTGCCCGACATTGAACGGCGACAAGGTGTCGCGTACTGCTGAGAACCCCGATTCCCGCCACATAAGCGCCAGAACCCCGAGGTGGAACAGGGCGACGAGGGCGATCCAAAGCATCCCCAGCCCGTTCAGGGCTTTACCAAGATTTCGTTTTAGGCCGGTCATGTGCACTCCCGATATGTTTGGCGCACACAGCATAGCGCATGGCCGGCTCCTTCTTCTGGCTTCCTCCGCGTTAGCCCGCTTTCGGGCGGGCTGTTTTTTCGGGGTGGCCGCATGAGTTTCGACGCGATTGCCTGGGCCATCAAGCAGCCGGTCAAGACGCAGGGCGAGCGGCTGGTGCTGATGGCAATCGCCGATGTCGCGGATGAAAAATACCGTTCGTGGCCGTCGCACCGGCACATTGCCGAGTTCGCGTTGTGCAGTGAGTCAACTGTCAAGCGTGTGCTTAAAAAGCTGGAAGCTGACGGCTTCGTGCTGGTATCTCCGCGATACAAGGGCAAATCCCGCACCAGCAATTTGTACATCCTGCCCCCGGGTCAATCTGACCCCACCCTAGGTCACAGTGAACCCACCCCCGGGTCAGATAATGAACCCACCCCCAGGTCACCAGATGACCTAGGAACCAATCAATTAACCAATCAAGGAACCATGGGGGGGCGCAAGCGCCCCTCCCGCAAATGTCCTGCTGATTGGAAACCGCCCGAGAACTGGCAGCAATGGATCGCGGACAACGCGCCGCTGGTGGAAAACCCGACGCGCGAGATGCAGAAGTTTCGCAACCACGAGTTTGCCAAGACCTACACCGACTGGAATGCAACCTGCCGCAACTGGTTTCTGAAAGCACAGGGCTGGGCGGAAAAAGACGCCCGGCGCAGCGGGGCGAAAGTCACCACGCCGGCGGCGGCCGTCGATCCTGCCGTGGTAGCGCGCCAGACGTTCAGCGAGCGAGTGCTTGACGAAGAGAACCGGCTGTTCACGGCGGTTGTGGCAAAGGGTGACAGGAACGTCGTGCAGGCGCGGGCCATGAGCATCGCGGAACGCTACGAGCACCTGGGCGAAACCCCGCCGGACTGGATTCTGCCGCGCATCAAGGCAGATTTGGAGGCGGCATGAGCGGTCGCGCCAAAGCGGTGTTGGCTTTGTTGATTTACATCGCAGCGATGGACCTGTCGCTGCGCATCGACGCTTTCTCTTGCAAGGGGTCCGGAAATAAGGCCGCGGGGGTTGTCATGCCCTCGCGGCCGCCGTGTTCTCCGGGGGTGTGCGTATGAGCTTGCCGGCGCAACTCGAGCAACGCGTTGACCGGCTGAGCATGCGACTGCTGGCCGCCGGTGTCGTGGACGTGAAAGTGCACACCAACGAAGCGTGTGGCCTGAACTACGAACAGCGCGTCGAGCAGTTGTGCGATGACCTCGAGTTGTATCTGGACGGGCGCAGGCAGTCGGTTGATGCGGTTGACGATCGCCGACGCCTGTACGCGGTTCCGTCGGTGCCGTTTGAACGCCCGGTGGGGTGGTCGTCGTGAACCAGCCGGACCTGTTCATGCCCAAGCCCAGCGGCTTCGATCGCTGGCTGGCCGAAAACCGCCACATCTACCGCAAGTTCGTGGCACTGGCATTGCAGGCCAAAGACCGCGGCATGGAGCACTGGTCAGCTCGCGCGGTGATCCAGGTGATGCGCTGGCGCATGCAGATCCGCGAACGCGGCGACGCGCAATTCAAGATCAACAACAACTACACGCCGGGTCTGGCCCGACTGGCGATGCAGCAGTACCCGCAGCTGGAAGGGTTCTTTCGTTGCCGGGATTCCCTGGGCCGTGATCAGAGGAGTTAAGCCATGTCCAAATCAGTCCCCGACCTGCGCATCAAGACGAGCGTAGCCAGCATCACCAACCTCAATACCCGCGGCGAAATTCACGGCGAAGAAACCGTGCCAGCCGTGGATATCAGCATTCGTGCCGTCGTGCAGGGCGAGGGCGTCGAGATTCTGAAAGCCCTGCACGTGCCCGAGCTGGTCAACGCCATGTACGACAGTGACGGCGATCCGTCGGAAGCGTCCACCCACATGCAGTTCAAGATGACGCAGAAGGTTAAGAACCTGCACGTGGTGATCGAAGACGGTCGCGACAACGTCGCGGTGGCACTCATGGGTTGCGACCTGAAAGCCATCGAGTTTGTGCCGCAGCCGGGTTTCGGTATTGACCTGAAAGCCAAGGTGCAGACGCAGATCGACATGGAGCTGTTCAAGGTGCTGTGGGCGATGCAGATCGACGGCGAGTGCGCCGTCACCATCGAGGCCAGGCAGTCGGAGCTTAATTTAGCCGCGTGAACGAGCACGAACGCAAACTGCTGAAACAGATCACCGGGGCCGGACTGCCAGCCCCGGTGGTCGAGTATTTGTTTCACCCGGTGCGCAACTGGCGGTTCGATTTTGCCTGGCCGGACCTGAAACTGGCAGTCGAGTTTGAAGGCGCCGTGTTCGTGCAGGGACGGCACACCCGCGGCCCCGGCTTTGTCGAAGACTGCGAAAAATACAACGAAGCGATCCTGCGCGGCTGGCGCGTGCTGCGCTTCACCGACAAGCACCTGTGGAAACAGCGCGCACTGAAAGTGATCACGCGGGCGCTCGGCCATGAGTAGTCACGCCTTCGGCAAATTCATGCGCGCCGGCGATATGCCGCGGGATGCGATCGTCATGGCGCCGTACGGTGAGGCCAGCGAGGCCAAGTTCCACCGCGCCAAGCGCGACAAGTCGTACCGCTTTGAATACAAAACCGCGCGCTCGGCACGCGAGCACAACTTCGTGATGGCGATCATCCGCGACATGTTCGAGAACCAGGACGAATACGAAAGCGAGCGGGCGTTCCGCACCCGCATCAAGATCGAGGCCGGCTGGATTTACGAGGATCCCGTGATCATCGACGGCGTGGCGCACATCCAGGTGAAGCCGACGAACTGGTCGGACTGCGGGCACGACGAGTTTCAGGAGTTCAAGAAAAGTTTTATTCCGGTCGTTTACAAGCGACTCGGTCAAGCAGGACTGGATCGGTGGCGATTGTGAAGACCGACATCGTCATGACCAAGCACGCGACCAAGCGATGGGCCTTGCGGTTCGCGTTGCACGACGTCGACGACGAGATCAAAACCGCGCGACGGCTCGGTGCACGGGCATTGAAAAAGCTCAACATCACGCCCACGCCCGGCAAGGTCTACCTGCAAACACAATGCGGCGCGATTCTGGTCTGTCGCCCGCAAAAGACGGTCGCGGTAACGGTGTTATCGCCCGAGTACGCCGCCCTCGATGTAGACGGGCAGCACAAAAAACGACGCAAGCGCATGGGCTGATGACGTTATGGCAAATGCAACGCTCAATTTCCGCGCAGTGATAGACTCGGCGAGTGACTTTCACCGAATCCGTCATTGCGCTTCTGATCCTGGGGTACGGACGTACCGCCCTGGTCTACGTGGGGAAACTCGCGATAGCGCAGTGCTGGACGATCTTCGTGCTCCTGGTTTGTCTCAATAAAATCGTATGGAGCACACCATGGCTAAGCGCAGCACTGCAGTAAAAGACGACCCGAAAAAGACCGCCACGCCCGACACCGATCAGCCCCCGGCAAACACCGAGAGCGCCGGCGAAAAAAAGCCCGCCGCTTCGCAGCCGTCATCCGCCATAACCAGTCGCAGCAACGGTTTCCCGGCATCGTTGGAAACACGCAACGAAGATGGCTCCCTTGACATCTACTGCCGCACCCCGAAGCCGCGCGGCCTGATCGTCAATGACCAGCAGGTCGTGTTCCCGGCGTCACACAGTGTCACGGTGCCGGACGGTCACATCGGCGTGTTGCTCGGCGACAGCAAGCTGAGTGCCAGCCGCGTGCACCTGGTCGGCCCGCTGATGCTCTTGCCCGGGGAACACGCACTGGAGGTGGAGCTCGAGAACCGCCGCGGCGGCGCGTTTCGTTTCGAGTGCCTCGGCGTCGACAGCGAAGACAAAGCCAAAGCCGTGCCGAAGGTCTGGTTCAGGGCAGCCCGGCTGTACTTGCTCAAGACGGCGGCGGTCGCTCTCTGAGGTCGCTATGGCAGCACCGCTCACCAAGCGGCAACGCACAAAGCACATCGACAGCATTCAGACGTCCAAGATACTAAATAAGCTGCAAAGTCATGTACTTGGACGGACGAAACTCTCGAATACGCAGCTCAAGGCGGCCACCGCGTTGCTGGATCGCACGTTGCCACGGCTCAAGGCCATCGAGCTGTCGGGCAACTTGCCGGCCGGTGCTGCCATGAGTCGCGAGCAGCTGATCGAACAGGCGCGGCAGTTGGGCATGAAGCCGGACGAGCTGTTTGCGGAAACACTGATCGACGTGACGCCCGAGGAGAACGCGGAATAAATGGCCGTGGCTGAAACAGACGAAGCCCTCGACATTGCTCGCCAACGGGTTGAGCTGAAACTGCGCGCGCTGCAGTACAAGCACGCCCATGCGCGCGAGTTTCCGTGGGACTGGTACGACTGGCAGCGCGGGTTTCAGGAAGCAACCTGGACGCACAGCGACGTGTGGTTGCTGGCCGCTAACCAGATCGGCAAGACCGAGGTGGGCGGCTACACCGCATCCGTGCTGATTACCGGTGACTATCCGGATGACTGGCACGGGTTCAAGTTTTCGGTTGCCGGTCTGCGCGTCTGGCTGATGGGCGTGGACTCGAAGCAGTTGCGCGAAGTACTGCAGGCGCAGATCTTCGGCACGCTGAAACAAGACGGCACGTTCACCGGCGGCTGGATCCACCCCGACGAGGTGGTCGACGTGATTCGCAGCCGCACCACGTCGGACCTGGCCGAAGAGGTGATGGTCAAGACCCGCCAGGGCGGCGTCAGTCGTGTGGCGTTGCGTACCTACAGCCAGCTGCAGACCGGATCCGACACGTTGCCGGTCGCCGGCGAAGTGGTCGACCTGATCTATTGCGACGAGCAGCCGCCCGACAAGGCCCAAGGCCAGCTGACCGTGCGCACGACCAACGGCGACGGTGGCAAGGGCGGACGACGCATCACCACGTTGACACCGGAGCTCGGCCTGACCGATGAACTCGAGCGCCGCATGAATCACCCCGGCACGGGTCAGATCGTGATCGGTCCGATCGGCTGGGATCGCGCGCCGCACCTGACCGAAGAAAAGAAAGAACGTCTGCTCGCAGCCATCCCGCCACACGAACGGGAAATGCGCACCAAGGGCGTACCGTATTTCGGCAGCGGACTGGTGTTTCCGGTCAGCGAAGAACGCTTCGTGTGCGATCCGTTCCGTCCCGAAGACCGGCCATGGGGCCGGGTGCTGCGCGCCATCGACTTCGGCGCCGATCACCCGACGGCAGTCAGCTGGTTGTTCTACGACCCGGACATCGACACCACGTACCTGACGCGCACCTACCGTGAAAGCATGAAGTGGGCGGACGGACTCAGTCCCGTGGCCACGCATGCCACGGCTGCCAACAGCCAGTGGAAACACGCGCCGATGGTGTATCCGCATGACGGCGACAACGAAACGGCCGCCGGCGAAGCCCTGGCACGCCAGTACCTGGACGCTGGCATCGAGGACATGCTGGCGTTCTCCAACCCGACGCCGGACGACAAGCGCAACATCCGCGTCGAGCCGGGTATCCAGGCAATGCTCGATGCGATGCAGGCGGGCAAGTTCAAAGTGTTTAACACCTGCACCCACTTTCTCGAAGAGCGCCGCGCCTATCACCGCAAGGACGGCAAGATCGTCGCCGTGCGTGACGACAGCATCAGCGCCACGCGTTACGGCTACATGATGGTGCGCGATCACGGCGTGCCGGTGAAAGGCTACGGCAACCTCGGTTTGAAAACCCACTACAAGGGGACGATCTGATGGCAGCAGCAACTTATCGTTATCGCTCGGCCGTGACGGGCCGCTTCGTCAAGCCCGGGTATGCCAAACGCTACCCGCACCTGACGGTTCGCGAGCGGGTGAAGTGAGCCAAAAGCAGCACAAGCGCATGCGCAAACTGGCGCGGCTGATTCAGCCGGATGCCAAGCCCGTGATCAGTCACATGCACCGACCCGCCGTGCCCGACAAAGGCTGGGGTCAGGTATACCGGATTGAAGTCGCGAAGGACAGCCAACGCGGCGTGATCAAAGCACTGAAAAAGGAATCGAGACATGTCCGCAATTAGAATTACGCTCGGCCAGCAATGCATGGTGTTGCACCACAAGATGAATGCGTTCAAATCGCAGGATTGGCAGCTGGCCCCACTGATTCAGCACTTACAAGACGAGCTCACCGAAATGCAAGGTATTTGTGAAGGGCGGCTCGTCATTGATGAAACCGAGCTCGGCAGGTCCGCACTGAGCCTAACCGAGGACGACGACGATGCAACAGCAGCGCAAGGAACCAACCGCTGATCAACTGATCCAGCGGTACGACAAGCTCAACAAATACTGGAACACCTGGCTGACGACCTGGGAGGCCATCGCCGAGATGGTGATGCCGTCGCGGCTGGGCTTTCAGACCAGTTGGCACCCGGGGCAAACGCGACAGCGCCGGCTGTACGACGGCTTCGGGATGGAGGCAGCGGTCAAGCTCGCCACCATGTTGCACGCGTTGATGACCAACCCGGCGACGTCGTGGGCGCAGAAAGTGTTTCGCAACGAAGAGTTGCGGGAGCACAGCCTGGCAGCCGAGTGGCTGGAAGAGAGCGACGAAATCATCGAGAGTGCCCGCGGCGATTCCAACTTCGAAACCGAGATCAACGAGTTTTATCTGGATCACGTCACGTTCGGCATGGGCAGTTTCCATTGCGAACCGGAGTTGCCGCTGCATAAGCCCGACGACGGGCTGTTTCATGGCTACTGGTATCACACCTACCACCTGTCGGAAATTCGTGCCGCGGAAAACTCGAAGGGCATCCTCGACACGCAGTTTCGCAAGTGCAAGTTCACCGTTGAGCAGGCCGTCGAAAAGTTTGGCCTCGAAGCGTTGGATGAAGTGCGCCGCGGTGTGTCCGACAAGGTGCGGCAGGAATATCAAGCCGGCAATCTCGAGATCGAGCACGAGTATTTGCACGCGATCTACCCGCGCATGTTGCCCGGCAAGGTGAAGTACCCGGCCATGCCGAACGAGCGCCCGTACGCCAGCGTGTACGTCGATATCACCGAGAAAAAACTGGTTAAGGTCGACGGCCTTTATGAGCAGTCGCGTTACATGCCCCGCTGGTTGGGTCGTTCGGATGACTGGGGCGGCTACGGCCCGGGCGAGCGGGCGTTGAACGACATCCTGAGCGCCAACCAGGCACGCAAGCTGCACCTGGCTGGCCATGAAAAGCTGATCGACCCACCGATGCTGGCAAAGGCCAACGCCATCATTGGCGATCCGCATTTCGAAGCCAAGGGCATCACCTACCTGACGCGCCTCGATGACCTCAAGGGACTGGACGTGCAGCCAAACCTCACCGGTGCAATGGCCGAGCTCGAACTGATTCGCGAGAACATTCGGCACGCGTTCATGTGGGATGCGCTCGATTTGCCACGACGTGAAGAGGTCGGGCAGATGACAAAGTACGAGGTGGCCAAGCGCATCGAGAAGGCGTACCAGCGACTGGGCCCGACCGTCGGTCGGCTGCAGCGTGAGCTGCTGAACCCGTTGCTGAAACGCGAGTTTGCTATCGCGGCACGGCGCGGTGCGTTGCCCCGACCGCCGGAGATTGTCATGCAGGCCGGTGGCGCAGCGGAGGTCGACATCATTTACCAAAGCCCGCTTGCCAATGCCCAGCGCATGGAGGAAGTGGCGGCCGCGGATGCCTGGGTCGACCGGCTGCTGGAACTGTCGGAGGTCGCGCCGGAAGTGCTCGACAACCTCGAGCCCGACGAGTACGCGCGGGTCAGCGGTCGTCAGGGCGGTGTGCCGGAGAAAATCATCCGCAATCAGGACAAGGTCAAGAAGCTGCGCAAGCAGCGCCAAGCCCAGGAAGAGGAAGCGGCCGCTTTGGCTCGCGGTCAGGCCGGCGCAGACGTTTTGAAGACCGCCAGCGACGCCGCGGCCAGCGGTGGGCTGCAAAAACTGGAGCAGGCAAATGTCGGATCAGGATGATTTTCAACAGACCGTGTCGGTCGGCGGGGACAAACCCGCCGGCCAGCCGGATCAGATAGGCCGCTACCAGCGGGCCATTGCCAACGTGTTCGAAGACGGCACGGAGGGTGCCTGGCTGCTGGAGCAATGGCTTGATCTGTTCGGCAACCCGATCGTCAAGGTCGGCGACCCGTATGTGACGCATGCGCGTGCCGGCGTGATGGATTTTTTACTCGAAATTAAACGTGATAAGGAGCTTGCTAGCCATGTCCGACGCAACACCTGAATGGATGGAAACACTGGGCGATTCTCTTCCCGAGGATCTTCGTGGCAACGACACGCTGTTGCAGACACCGGACGTCGCCACGTTGGCACGCCGGTTTGTGGATGCGAAAGCCTACCAGGGCAACAGCGTGCGCTTACCGGGCAAGGACGCCAGCGCGGAAGATCGCGCGACGTTCATTCGTGACCTGTCGGCGAAGGCGCCGCACCTGAGCATTCTTGCAAAACCGGGCGAGGAGGCCACCGACGACGAGCGCAATGCGTTTCTGACAGCACTGGGCGTGCCCAAGTCGTCGGCGGACTACAAGTTCGAGGGGCTGGAGGTGCCCGACGGCATCAAGCTGACCGGCCTCGATAACTTTCGCGAGAAAGCCAGGGAGCTGGGACTGACCGACACGCAGGCCAAGGGCATTCTCGAACTCGACATTGCCCGTCTGCAGCAGTCCGGTCAGGCGAGCGCCGAGCAGCTGGCCGAGGGCAAGGCCACCCTCGATAAAGCGTGGGGCGATAACCACGCCAGTCTGCAGAAGGCGGCGCTGGAAGGTGCAGTGCACCTGGGCAACCTGGCCGGCGACGAGCTCGGCAAGGAACTGCGCACGCTGGCTGACAATGAAACCTTTGCGCACTCCTACCCGGCATTGATGCAGGCGCTGTCAGCCTACGGCGTCAAGCTGATCGAGTCGGGCGACGGCCAGCGCGGCGGCACCGGCATGACCGACTTCATCACGCCTGTCGAGGCGAAGAAACGCATGTCGGAGATGCGCAGCAACCGGGAGCATCCGCTCAACAACGCCCGCCATCCCGATCACAAGGGCGCCGTCGAGGAGCTGCAGCGCCTGACACGTATATCGCTCGGCGAACAGGCAGCGAAGCAGGCGCCGACGCAGGAGATCGAAGTCGGGACGCGATAGCACAGGGCTTGACTCCCGCCGCAAATGGCGGGATGATTTTATCGACATCTGGACTCCTTGCTTTTTGCAAGCCCGGTGACTGCCAGCAAAGACTGGTCGCACGGGGCAGCGAAAAGCCCAAGCACAAGCGGTCCCGCGAGGGGCTCCCGCAAAAGCGATTCAACTTGTGTTTGGAATATTTAGGAGACTCAGATGGCTTCTTCCATTGATGTCGGTTTCGTTGAGCAATTCCGCTCAAACGTTTACCACAAGTCCCAGCAGCACGGTTCGCGCCTTGGCAACCTGGTTCACTACGAACCGTTGGTTGGTGAGGTGCACCACTTCGACCTGCTGGATGCCGATGACGCGCAGACTCAAACTCGCACGAATGCGGGCGACCGTCATGCCGATTCACCCGTACTGGACGCACCGCACGAGAAGGTTCGCGTCAGCCCGGTTGATTCGGAATGGGGCGACCTGATCGACCGCGAAGACAAGCTGCGCATGCTGCTCGACCCCGAGTCCGAGTACATCAAGCTGGCGTACGATTCGCTGGGCCGTCAGAAAGACGACCAGATCATCACCGCGTTCACAGCCGATGTGGATCTCAAGAACACCTCGGGCGGTGCGTACACCACCACCAACTTCGCCACCCACGGCGGTCAGACCATTGTGCACGGCAGTGCCGGCCTGACCTACGACAAGGTGCTCGAAGGCATCGAGCGGCTGCAGGACTCCGAGGCGTTCGACGAGGATGACATTGTCATCGTCTACGGCCCGCGGCAGGAACGTGAAGTGCGGCAGATTGCGGCGTTGACCTCGAGCGACTTCGTGTCGACCGGTGGCAACATGACCCGCGGTATTGCCGGCGGATCAGGTGCTCAGCCGCGTGGTGGCCCGTTGGGGCTGACGTGGGTGCGTTCGGCTCGTTTGCCGGTCAACACCAACATCCGCAGCTGCTTCATCTACGCACGGCGTGCGATGGCCATGGCGGTGAACGAGGATATGTACTCGTTCGTGATGCCACGTGCCGACAAGAAGGGTGCCTGGCAGGTGTACTGCCGCCAGACGCTCGGCGCGGCGCGTCGTGAAGGTGCGGGTGTCGTCGAGATCGAGTGCGACGAGTCCTAAGCAGTAGCCGGAACGGGGCGCCCTGGTATGTCAGCGACCAAACTCAACATTGGCAACCAGGGCGTCCTGCTGCTCGGCGGCAGGCCGTTAACCTCGTGGAATGATGGCGGCAAGACCAAGGAAGCCATCGACATCTACTGGGACACCAGTTATCGCGCCACGCTCTCGGCGCATCGGTGGCACTTCGCAACAACCCGAGCACTGCTCAATCCGCTGACAGAGGCACCGGTCGGTGCCGAGTGGAGCCACCAGTTTCAGCTGCCGAATGACTGCCTGAAGGTGCAGTCGCTCAGCCCGGACGGCGGCAGTCCGATCGCCAAAGACGCGTGGCGACGCGAAGGGCGCAAGCTGCTGGCCAACGCCGACTCCCTGATTCTGATCTACACCTACATCTGCCCGGTGGGCGACATCGATGCCACGTTCGAGCAGGCATTGGCTGCACAACTGGCCTACCAGATGGCGTATTTCCTGACCGGCTCCACGTCGAAAGGCCGCGACATGTTCTCGCTCTACCAGGAGCGGCTGGACACCGCGAAGACAGAAAACGGTATCGAGCAAACCACGCAGCCGACGTACACGTCGCAGCTGCTGGAGGTGCGGCGCTGATGCCGAGGTACCACTATGCACAAAACCGTTTTACCGGTGGCGAGGTCGGGCCACGCTCGTCCGGTGCTACGGACTCCGAGGTCTACCGCAACGGTTTTTCCTGTGCGCGCAACATCATTTCATTGCCGCAGGGCGGGGCGTATAAGCGCCTCGGCTCGGTGCTGGTCGGTGAAGCCGCGGGCGAGGAGGTCTGTTACATCACGTTCGAAGACGAACCGCGCGACAGCGTCCTCGAGTTAACGCAACAAAAGATGGTGATCTGGCAGGATCACATGAAGGCCACCGAGTTCGCGACGCCCTGGCCCACTGGCGACCTGTTCGAAATCCATCCCGCACAAGACGGCGCCGAGATGCTGTTCTGGCACCGCGACCACCCGCCGTATCGCCTGGTTAAAACCGCTGTCGGTTGGTCGTTCGCACAGGCCACGCTGATAGAGATCCCCGACTACCACTTCGAAGACGAAGCCGGCTCGGTGGCCATGGTGCAGAACCTGTCAATGATTGACGACGCCACCTGGACAGACGCCGACTGGTTCCGGCTGATCGTGAACGGCTACGAAACCGAGAAGATCTACTGGGTCGACAACAACGCCGTGCTGGCGCAACGCATTTACCGGGCCATTGAGCCGTACGTGCTGGAGCGCGGCCGGGGTTTGGTGCAAGGGCTAACCGTCGCCGAAGCCAGCAGCGGCCCCGCGACCTTTGACATCACGTTCGGTGACGGCATCAAGGGGCTGGACTACATCATCCAGCCGGGTGACGGCGAGGCGGAGGACGCGGCCGCGGCGATCAGTGTGGTCACGTCAACGCCCGCATCGGGCGACGTGTTCGAACCGGCCTGGTCGGCAACACGCGGCTGGCCGGGTGCGGCCTGTTTTTATCAGCAGCGGTTGTACGTCGGCGGCACGGACCTGTTGCCGCAAACCCTGTGGGGTTCACGCCTGGGCTCGAGCACCGACTTTGGTGTCGGGGCCAACACCGGCGACGCGCTGTCGTACCGCATCAAGTCGGAAAAACGCATCTCCATTCAGTGGATGAGCTCCAAGCGCGGCATGGCGATCGGCACCACCGGCGGCGACTGGGTCATTCCCAAAGAGATCGGCGTGGTCACGCCATCCAACATTGCATTTGCACGTCAGACGGTGCACCGGTCATCGCGTCGTTTGCCTGTCGAGGTCGATTCAGAAACTTTCTATTTACACGGTGGCAACCGCAAGGTGCGCCGTTTTCTGTACGAATGGGGATCGGAATCCTGGCAGTCTTACGACGCGACGTTCTTCTCTGACCACATTGCCGGTCGCGGCTTCAAGCAGCTCGCCTACACCGATCACCCGGACACCATCGTGTGGGGCGTGACGGAAAACGGCAAGTTCGCCGGCATGACCTACGAACGCGGCCGCGAGGTGCTGTGTTGGCACCCGCACCAGACAGTCGGGGAAGTGAAATCCATCGCGGTTGCGCACTACGACGGTTATGACGAAATCTGGCTGGCCGTGAAACGCGCCAACGGCACGTACAACGAGCGGATCCCGTTCACGTCGCAGGATTACTACGAGCAGGACGACGAGGGCGACCACGAAATTGACGTGCCGTATTGCCCGCGCTCGAAGATTCGTGACTTCGATGCGTTCATGGATTCCGCCGTGCTGTTCGAAGGCACCGGCTTAACCGAAGTGGCCGTGCCGCACCTCAAGAATCAGCCCGTCGAAGTGCTGGCCGATGACGCGTACGTCCCCGATTTGTCTGCCAACGTGAACGGCAAGGTCGCGCTGACGCGGCCGGCAGATCGCGTGTGGGTGGGCCTCAAGTACCCGACACGGTTTCGCCCGATGCCCGTGGAGCAAACCAGCCAGGCCGGTTCGTCGCAGTCGATGAAAACCCGCACGGTCAACCCGACGTTGCGCCTGGTCGATTCGCACATGCCGCTGATCAACGGACAGCGCCCGCCGTCGCGTTCGACCGAAACGCTGCTCGGCACACCCGAGGGCATGTTCACGGGTGACATCGACATCGAGGACTGGGGTTACAACCGCGGCCAGGTGACGATCGAGCCGGACCTGCCGTACCCGTTTCACGCCGTGATGCTCTACGGCTGGTTGCAGCTGGGGATGGACTGAGATGATATCCGGCGCTCACACCGCAGTCAGCTCGAACGTCGCGCGGCGACTTCGAGAAACAGAGAAATATCGTTACGGCTACAGATCCAGCAACGACGACCACGACCGATCACGCTTCGACAGCGAACTGGAGCACACGTCGTCATTGTCGTTATTGGGCTATCTGCGCGCGAAGCGCGAAGCGCGCTCGTCCACGAGCGGCACGCGCATCGATCAGCTGCACGCGACAGCTCGCAGCAGCGGACTGTTTCGCGACACCATTCGTCAGCGCAAGACGGACACATTCGAACGGTATGCGGAAAACCGCGGTCGTTTGTTACGCGGTGAGCCGCTGTTGCTCGACTCCCAATCGGGCGGCGGTAGCGGTTTATTGCCGTTGGCCACGGGGCTGATTGGTGGCGCTGCCAGCAAGTCGAAAAGCCTGGTGGGCGGGTTAGCCAGCAAGGTGTTTGGCTTCTGATATGCCTGACACGTCGATAATCCGCGAGGCGACTCATCACGATTTGCAGCGGCTGCTGGAGATGGGCAGGAACATGGGCGATGCCAGTCCGGCAACCGCCTTGATACCGCCGTGCGAGGAGAGCTTTCTCGACACGTGCCAGAACCTGATCGACAAGCCCGAAGGCATTATCGTGGTGGCTGACAATTGCGAGCTGGCTGGCATGGCCGCCGGCTACCTGGCACCGGCTTACTACAACCACAACGTCGTGCAGGCGTTCCAGATGTTCTGGTGGGTCGAGGACGAGTTCCGCGGCTACGGGTTCGGTACGCGCATGCGCAAGGCGCTGGAGGAGTGGGCGCGCGCCAAGGGCGCTGTGACGTTTTCTGCAGCCATGCACCAGGGGTTGACACCGGACGACGTGAGCGTCGGCGAATACGCCGAATCGACCACGATGTATCAGAAGGTGCTGTGTCATGGCTGAGTGGGTAGCCGCGGGCGCCGCGGTCATTTCGGTCGGCTCGTCCTTGCTTGGGGCGAATGCGGCAGGCAAAGCATCGGATCGTCAGGAAGCCAAAATACAGCGCGCGACCGACGAGCAAGTGCGGCGCACGACAAAGGCGCGTGACGAGTTTTCCGGCAAGCTGGATGCCGCCGTTGCAGGCGCCGGTGCTGACATCGGGTCACGATCGGCGCTGGAGAATCGCAACGATTCCTTGACCGAGTTCCAGTTTGATATCGCGGTGACGCGTGAAGCCGGGGCCGACGCTGCGGCTGCTGTCGATGCGCAGGGCGATGCCCTCAAGTGGCAAGCCTACGGGCAGGCAGCCTCCAGCATTGGCAGTTTTGCAACGATCGGCGTTGATGCCGGCTGGTGGGGTGGCTGATGGAGATACCGCGCTATTTCGTGGCCCAGGCCGAACCGAGCACCGGTGTTCCCGCCAACACCGTGGCCGCACCGTACCTGCAAGCAGGACAGGCGTTCAGCCAGGTCAGCCAGGCCGCGCACGAGTATCACAAAGCCGCGGAGGCCGCTGAGGCAGGCAGCCAGTACAACCGCGCCATCGCGATTTATCGCACCGGGTTGGTCGAGCTGGAGAACAGCTACACGCAGCGGTTCACCGAGGACGACGCGTCCGGCGAAGAAAAACGCACCTACGAGGTCATGCTCAAGCAGTCGCAGGAACGACTGAAAACGCTGGAATCGCATGCGCTCAGCAACGTCACGAACCGGCTGGCGAAACAGAAGTTCGGTGCCCAGGCGGCCACGCTGCGTGCCGGCACGTGGGACGTGCTGCTGAAGCGTCAGCGCGACCTGTTCATCGAGGACAAGAAAGCCAACCTCGACGAAGAAACCGCTGTGCTTCGCCAGAGCGGTGATTACGACGGCATTCTCGAGGCCAACACGGTGGCATTCGAAGCGGGCTTTATCGGCGCGGACGAGCTGTCGGACCGCAACGAGCTGACGTACGAAATGGAGGCAACCGACACTCTGTATCGTGCCGTCACCACCGCGATCAAAAGCGAAAACACCGGCGTGCTCACCGACCTGATCGAGCAGATGGGTGCATCCGAAGCGCCTGCCGAGGTCAAGCAGGACATGCTGGACTCTGTGCTGGATGCGATCGACGACATCGACAACCGCGTCGCTGACCAGAAAGAAAACGCCCAGAAGAGCGCGTTCATTGCCGACATCACTTCGATTGTGGCCGGCCAGATGCCGCGCGGCCAGTTCAACCAGAACGTGCGCAGCGGTCGTTACCGCAACACCGACGTGTCAACGCTGAACAACCTGATGTCGCGACGGGAACAGTCCGGCATCAACGATGCGGATCTGGAGCGCGATTACCTGGTGCGCATTGCCGGGCTGGCCTCGCAGAGCGGTTCGTTTGTCGAAAACCAGTCGGCCCTGCTCGAGGAGATCGCCGCCCGGCGTGACGAGTTCAACACCACCACCTTCGACAAGCTGGCACAGCGGATCGGCGGCGCGGACGAGGCGCACCTGAAAAACTACCGTTATCGCACGGCGCTCGATTTTGCGTTCTCGAACATTCGCGGCGCCGGCGTCGACGAGATCACCGAACGCTGGGACGACAAGACCCCGGAGCGTAACGCCAACGCCCGGTTGTTCCAGGCGGAGTTCGCGGAGTGGTGGTTGAGCAACCCGACTGACGACCCGATGCAGTACGCCAAGGACAACTGGGAACGGTTCAAGGTGTTTGAAGAAACAGACAGCGGCGGCACGATATTGAAGGCGGATGAGTGATGGCTGAGAAACCCGTACAAGGACCGCCAGTGCCAGCGCCGCTGCACTCGTTTGAGTCCATGGACACGACCCGTGACAGCGCCGATACGTTGTTCATGGAGCGTTCGCAGGAGCGTCGTGAAGACCGGCGCCTGATCGAGATGGCGGAAACCGATTACGAGTCGTTTGCCACTGAAATGAATCAGCGGGCCATGTCGAAGATGGGCGAGCCGGTCAGCGATATCTTTATGCGCGCGCTACCGCGGGGTGTGGCGAAGGGCTACGAGCAGTTGATGGAAACCATGCCGATGCGGGTCGGGCCGACCACCGGCATGCCGGCAGTGCCGCTGCTGTCCGGTAAGTCGGCGCAGGAAGAAGCCAACAACATACAAAACGAGCTCGCCAACCAGGAATTGACGGTCGATCAGGTGTCAAGCCTGTTCGAAGAGCCGAAAACCGCACCGGGCCAATTCGTGGAACCGGTCGCGCAGTTCTTCGCGGTGGGCGGACCGGCGGCTGGTGTGCTGAAAACGGCCGGCATGGGCGCATACGCGGCATGGTTGGTCGGCGGCGGCCTCGGCGATGCAACAGCGTTCGACCCGGACGACCCTTTGCTGTCGGACATGCTGTTTTTCAACGAAGGCGAAGAGTCGCTCGATCTGCCCGACGAGTTGACAAGTTTTCAGGAAGAAAACCCGCAAGCCACGCAACTGATCGCGGAATCACTGCGCGAGTCGCTGTACCTGTCAGAGAACCAGTCGCAGGCACTGGGCCGGGTGGCACGACGGCTGCAGATGGCCGGCGAAGGCGCTGCACTCGGCTGGCTGTTCGAAGGCGCGGTGGGTGCTACGCGCGCCGTTGCTACGCAGTCCGGTCGGGAAGGTCTGCGCGAAGGCGCACGCTGGATTGCTGATCAATACGAACAAGCCGTGCAGCATCTGTCATCACTGCCGCGCGGACCGGCATCCGGGTCGCCGGCTTCACAACGCGGTTCAGCTGACGTGAGTGCACTCGGCACCGTCGTCGATAAGGTCAAGCAAACCGGCCGCGACCTGTTCGACTCGCAGAACACCGCGTTAGGTCGTGACACCGAGCGATTCCAGAAACCGGAGCCGCCGGCTGTTTCCCGTGAAACACCTGCGATGTACCAGGCGAGCGCAGAAAAACTCGCCAACGCGAGCGAAGCGCGCAAGGTGCAGGGGCCACCGGAACCGCGCACAAAAGACCGCAACATCAACATGAATTACATCGAGACGATGGAGGACAACGACGACGTTGCCCGCATCCTCGATGAGGTGGCGGAGCAGAACAAGGGCTTCGAAGCCGCTCGACGTGGACGCATCTCGACTGACAAGACGATGGAGGACGCGAAGGCGATGTTGCCGTGGGAACGGGAGCCGATTCGCGTCGAAGAGGGCGAAGACGGCCTGTTTCGCGTGCTCAATCACGACGGCACGCCGGCACACCCGAATGCTTACCGCGATGCCGAGAAGGCGCAGCGGTGGGCTGACCACTTGCAGCAGCAGCGCGGTGATGCGATTGACATGATGCTGCGGCGCGAGCCCGGCGACATGTGGAACGCAGAGCAGGTCACCGCGGCACGTATCGTGCTCGCCAACTCGGCCGATGAAATGCAAAAGCGTGCGCGCTGGCTGGTCAACAACGAAGCCGCCGCGTCACCTGCCGACTGGCTGGAATTTCGCCGGATGGCTGCCAAGCATTCCTTATTTCAACAGTCCGTGCAGGGGGCGGTCGGCGAGATCGGACGTGCCATGCGGGCGCTGCAGATCCCCGCGCAATCGACCGGGCAAACCACGGGTGCGAACTACCAGCAGATCGCCATGGAAGAGATCTTGCAGGCCACCGGCGGCGTGAAAACGGCGAAAGCGTTGGCGAACAAGATTGCGTCGGCGAAGGATCTCGGCAGGGTGTCGGACCTGGCGTCCAAGGGCGCCTGGGCAAAATCACGCGACGTCATTCTGCAGGTGTGGATCAACGGGTTGCTGTCCAGCCCGGTCACGCATGCCAAGAACATGCTCGGCAACACGATGGCCAATGCCATGGCCGTGCCGGAGCGGTTTGCCGCCGCCGGCGTGGGATCGATCAGGCGCGCCATCACGGGCGCCGACGACGGCGTGCGCGCATCCGAGGCGATGGGGCAGCTTAACTCGTACCTCGGCGGCTGGGCCGATGGCATTCGCCTGGCCGGTCGCGCGCTGAAAACCGGCGAAGAAACCCTCGGCATGGGCACCAAGCTGTCCGATGCTGGCCTCGATCGGCATCGCGCTATCAGCGCCACCGAGTTTGGCGTGGATCCGGATTCGATTTACGGCAAGGGCGTCGATTTCCTCGGCGACTGGGTCGTGGGCTGGCCGGGCCGTGCACTGATGGCCGAGGACGAACTGTTCAAAGGTTTGAACTACCGCATGGAACTGGGGGCGCAGGCGTATCGCAAGGCCAGCCAGGAAGGACTGCCGTTCGGCTCCAAGGAATACGCCGATCGCGTGTCCGAGCTGTTGAACGAGCCGACCGAGGACATGTACGCCGAGTCTATGTTGCAAGCCCAGAAGATGACGTTCACCGATCCGATCAGCAGCGATCTGGTGAAGAGTCTGCAGGGTATGACCGGCCGTTTCCCGATGTTGAAATTCGTCATGCCGTTTGTGCGCACGCCGTTCAACATCGCGAAATACTCGGTTGAGCGGTCGCCGCTCGCGTGGGCGAACCCAAAATGGTGGGCTGATGTTAAGGCTGGCGGCGCCCGCGCGGACATGGCTATCGGCAAGCTCGTCACGGGCTCCGGGATCCTGGGCGCCGCCAGCTACTTTACGGTGCAAGGGAACATCACCGGTGCCGGGCCGAAAGACCCGTCCATGAACAAGGTATGGCGTGACCAGGGTTATCAGCCGTGGTCGATCCGTGTCGGCGATTACCTGTTCAGCTACAACGGGCTGGATCCGGTCGGCATGCAGATCGGCATGATGGCGCAGACGTTGAACGCCATGGCGCTGGAAACCGACCCCGAAAAACAGAATGAAGCGGCGTTTGCGGCCGTGCTGGGTGTTGCCGAGTCGCTGACCTCGAAGTCCTACATGCAGGGCATGTCCGAGATGTTCGAAATCCTGTCAACGGATTGGAATGCCATCGTGACCGCCAAGCGTTCCAGCCAGAACCTGATGGCATCGATGGTGCCCCGCTGGGTGACGCACGTCACGACCATCCACGGTGACGAGATTTACAAGGCCGACGACGCTGCGAACCGCCAGGAGTTCTTGGACATGACGGGTTTGCCGGACGAGGCGGTCGGCGAAGGCAAGATTAAGCGGTCTTACGAAACCGGGAGTTACTGGGGCGATCTGCAACGGATGATCGGCCATCGTTCGGGCTATCTCAGCAACGAAATCCCGCCGCGGGTGGACGTGTTCGGACGGCCGATCCTGATGGCCGGCTCGGTCGGGCCGGACTTCTTCATGCCGACGTACAAGTCGAAGCGCAAATACAACCCGTTGCTTGACGAGCTGATGATGAACAACGTGGCACCGTCGCAACCGCGTGCGGTGTTCTCCTACCTGGGTGGCGATATCGACTTGCACAACGACGTGCACGACGAGCGCGGCGCCGGCTGGGCACTGTTCGAGTACCAGGTGGCCGTCGGTCGCCGGCGTGCGGAATCACTGCAACGGCTCGTCGGTTCAGACACCTACAAAAAGGCACCGCGCCCGGGCGGCAAAGGTGACATGGGCAGCAACAATCGCGCGCAGCTTCTGCGGATGGCGCTGGCGGAAGCCAACGAGCGGGCCAAGCTCGACATCATTGATAAGTACGAATTGCAAGGGCTCGCGCAACAGCGCGCACGCGAGCCGGATGAAATGCGCACGAACATGCCGTTCGAGCCGCTGCAGTTTTGAGGTAATACGACATGACGCTGCAAAAAGAGAACTTGTTGATAAACCACACTGCCTCGGGCAGCGCGGTTTTCTATTTCCCGTTTCGGGTCGATTCAATCGACGACCTGGTGGTTGCGTTCGATGGCGCTGAGATTGTGTCGGGATTCACCGCGAGCCTGTTTCCCGGTGACGAGAACGGAGGATTCATAACGTGCGACACGGCGCCGGCCAACGGCGTGATTGTATCGATCATGCGGCGCTTGCCGCTGGTGCAGTTGACCCGTTACTACGAAGGCAGCCCGTTCCCTCCGGAAACGGTGGAAGGCGACCAGGACGATGACCGTATGATTGACCAGCAGCTCGCCGAAGAAATCGGCCGCACGCTGCGGCACGGCCCTTACCCGGGGCAGGAGCAGTTCGATGCGGGCGGCAAGCGGATCACCGGGCTTGCCTACGGTGTTGATCCGGACGATGCGATCAGCGTTGAACAGGCACAGAATGACCCGGACATCGGGTCTGGGCTGCCAGGACCGGTGGGCCCACAAGCGGAGCCGTTCGGGTACGACCTGACGCCCGCAGAAACGGCCGCCGGTATCACGGAAAACGATATCGACAAAGCCATCTTGCCGGGCTGGATCACGCGCTACGGCGCAGACGCGTCCGGGCTGCAGGACAGCGCGCCGGCTGCGACCATGGCGATTAATGCGGCGTCACACGCGTACCTGGACGGTTCGCATCCGTCAGCGGTGTACGTGCCGTCGGGCGATTTCGTTTGCGACGATGACGTGTACGGGTATTACGACTCGACCAACAACCCGAACTTCAACCCGGACAACAAGGGCACAGGCCGCATGATTATCTGGGGCGATTCCGCACCGGGGTATGCGGACATTGACCAGGGCAACAAGCGCGGCAGCCTGCTGCGGTTTACCGCCGGGCACCAGTTCCTCGGCACCCGCGACGGCGGTGACGAAGCCGGCGGTGCCGATGCGAAGCAGTTCTTGCTGCTCAATTTCGGCATCTCGGCCAACATCAACGACTACGCACTGAAGCTGCAAAACAGTCCGGAGCTGCAGGTCTGTCGGCTGACGGTGCACAACGCACACACCGACACCAACGTGGGCGGCGTGCTGCTCAACGACTCGTTCACCTCATCGATCGAGCACGTGTATTGCTCGGGCCCGGACCGGAACCAGCGCACGGCCAACGCGAGCACCAATCCCGGCACCCGCACCACGGCGTGGGGCATCGGCGTCAAGTATTCCGCGACCGAATACGGCGGCGGCAACGTGCACTGGCGAGACGTCAACGTGAACGGCTTCGGCAAGGGCTTCGAGCTGGGTGACGATTACGCGACCGCGGTGTCGAACGGCGTTGCAGCGACCAACCACGACCTGTTCCAGTGCCAGGCGCAGTATTGTCGCGAAGGCTTCGACATCAAGGCCGGCATGACCACGGTGCGACTGCGTCAATGCTTCGTCGAGTTTATCTACGCGATCGATGGCTCCCCGGGTATCGGTTACTGGGTTCACGAATCGGCGGGCAAAGGCAAGCTCAACGAAACCAGCAATCGGCACGGACTGATCGAGCTGATCAGTTGCTCGTCGGGCACCAACGACAAGCCCGGTGACGTGGCGTTGAAGGACTATCACGTCCTGCTCGGTTCGTCCGAGTCGGATCCGAATCGCAGCGCCCACGGCAACACCGTGATCAGCGGCATGCGCTTCGGCCAGGTGCCGGACGACGTTGCGTGCATCCGTCGCTACAACTCGAAAGAAAACGGCTTTCTGGAAATCAACAAGCCGAGCGTTTCTGACAACGGCGGCAAGTTCCTGGTCGTCGAACCCGAAGCGCAGCACGGCCTGCTGGAGCTCAAAAACACCGAGGGGCTTTCCTACATGAGCAAGACCGCGGACTGGATTGTCAGCTCCGCGGACTGGGTAACTGATGCGTCGCCCTGGCTGGCCGGCGAGTCCGACATGGAAGCCGACTACGGCACCGTCAACGGCGGGTCGCCGGATTACGACTATGCCGATGCGCGGGGAATGCCAGGCTACGGCATCTGTCGCGTCGCGGCCGGCAACACGCAAGCCTTCCGTTTGCCCAGCCAGGCAAAGATGCACGCCAAGCCGATCATCATCCAGAAAACCGAGGCCGGTAACGGCACCGTGTCGCTGGATCCGGCCGCACCGGCGTGGCAGGCCACCACCTACTACAAGCGCGGTGACATCAGATCGAAAGGCGGCTGGCTGTTCGCCTGTGACATACCCGGCACGTCAGGCGCCACCGGCCCGACCGGCGGGAGCGGTGACGGCCAGACCGACGGTGGCGTGACGTGGAACGAGCTGGTGAACGGCGATCACGAGATCAACGGCAGCACATCGGCATGGTCACCGACGATGGCGGACTACGACCGGATTCTGCTGACGCCCCGTGTGCCTAACGACAACTCGGGCCGCATCGAGTGGTTCGCCAAGGTTTTGTAACCGTGGACGATTCGATGCTTTGGAAATGGATTCTCAACATCGGCGCGGTCCTGGGCGGCGGCATGTGGCTCGGTCGCGTGCAGGCGAAAGCCAACCGCAACGAAACCGATATCGAGAAGACCCTGGCAAAGCTCGATAAGCACACCGAAGAAGCGAAGCAGTCCACCGAGGCGATTCATGCACTGAGCGAGCGGATCGTGCGGCTGGAGGAATCCAACAAAACCCGCAACACGAAAATCGACGCAATCTATGAGGCGGTGAAGAAATGAAATTGTCGCAACACTTTAGTCTCGCAGAGTTCACGCGCTCGCAGACCGCCAAGCGCATGGGCCGCACGGTCGTGGCGGACCCGGCGATCATCGACAACCTCACGCAGCTGTGCGAGCACGTTCTCGAACCGGTACGCATGCAGCTGAATTTCAACTTCGGCGGCGGGGTGCGTATCCATCCTACCAGTGGCTACCGGCCCGCATGGCTTAACAAGGCCATCGGCGGCAGCAAGACCTCAGACCATGTGAACGGCCGCGCCGCCGATTTCGTTCTCAGTGGCGGCATCGATCTGGATTTGTTCGCTGCCTGCCACTGCATTGCCGATTCGAATATTCCGTTCGACCAGCTGATCCACGAAGGCGGCGAATGGATACACATCAGCTTCCGCGACGCCGAGCACCCGCGGCGTGAAGTGAAAACCGCGACGTTCTCGCGGGGGCTGTTCGGCCGCAGAAAAACCACCTACCACCCGGGATTGATCACCGTTGATGCGCTCGCTGCTTAAAAGCCTGTTTCTGACGACCGATCGGGCGGGTCCCCTGATGGACTCGGTCGGCAAGGGCGTCAATGCCATCGTCAACACCGCGGAAGAGCGGCAGAACCTGCTGCTGGCGTGGGTTGCTGCGACCGGCCCGACCAACGTGGCGCGGCGGTTGCTGGCGTTTGTGGTCGCCGGCGTGTGGACGCTCTACCAGCTGGTGTTGCTGGTGCTGTTGATTTTGTCGATCTGGTTTGCGCCGCTGCTCACCACCGTGGCGCTGATCAAGGACCACATGGACCGCTCCATCAACGGTGCATTCATGCTGGCGATGGCGTTTTATTTCGCGCCGCACGCGATCGCGGCACTCAAGGGCACCGCGGTGTTTCAGATGCTGGGGAGCAATAAGTCGTGAGCCAATTCACTCTCAATGAGGTTTTGCCGGCCTTCGGCCTCGGAAAGCTGGAGCTCACCGCACAATTCCCGGCGCCGGACCCCGACTTCAATCAGATGACGCTGCAGCTTCTGCCGTACAGCTACGAATGGGCGAATCCCGGTCCGAACGGCGGAAGCTGGGGCATTGAGGTGTGCGACAAGATTGCTGGCACAACCACGCCCATCGCGTCGTGGATTCACGGCAGAAGCCTGACCATAAAACTGGCCGAGGGCAGTGACGCATTCACCCGAATCAAGGCGCAGATCATAGCTAACGAAGAACTGACGCTGTGCTTTGCCGCTTTCGAGTCACTTGCCGGTCACTCGAGACAAAACACTATTAACCCGTACGGCGGCGTAGTCGTCACGCTCACTAACACGCTTGATCTCACGCCAGTCGGTGTAGCGCCTGAGATCACCAAGGACCCAACGTCGAAGACAATTGATGAAGGCGGTGTTCTGCTGCTCACCGCAGAGGCAACCGAATTACCGACATACGAGTGGCGCAAAGGTGGCGTGCCGGTGGTTAACGGCGCGCGCATATCCGGCACAAACACCAACCGCCTGACCGTCAACCCAGCCGAACCGGGTGACGCCGGCGACTACACGTGCTACGTGGAAAACCTCTTCGGCAACGACGAATCGGCAGTCGCCACGGTCACCATCAACCAGACGGTGGCGACTGTGGCGCCGACGTTTGCGCCGACCATTCTCGACATGAACGACAGCTTCGATAAAAGCAATGTCGACGACGCCGATCACTGGGACAAGTACTGGCGACACTACGAGCCGGACGGGGTCAGTACGCCGTTCGCGGGTATTGCCCGGCACAACGCCGGCAAGCTGGAGCTGCTGAGCTCCGGCCTCAAGGGCGACAACAACCGCACGTTCCTGCGTTCGAAGCAGGATGCGCTGTTCAACATGTTTACGCACGGCGTGGAGATCGATCTCGATGGCTACGCACACACCGGTGGCAACGAGTACTCGACGCGTCGCTCGCACATCTACCTGTGCCCGGCGGACACCGGCAACGCCGGCAACGATTACTACTTTGCCAACAGCACGTTCTGCATACGGCTGCAGGACAAGAACACCAACCCGTGGTTCTGGATACTGGCTAAGGACGGCGTCGCGGGCGCACCCGGGGAGCTGGTGCCGCAGACCGAACTCAGTATTCGGCCGGTGGATATCAAGATCGAGCTCAACAGCTCGGCGTACCGGGTCACGCTGATCGATGCCGGCGGTGTGGAGAAGATCTTCGAGGGCGCGCACGGCCTGACCGCGGCGAACTGGGGCATCAACGGCGACGCGTACCTGACCATTGAGAACGACCACTCCGACAGTGACGGGTCTGACCCGAACCAGACGCTGCTGTCGTTCGACAACTTCTACGCCCGCAGCCTGCTGTTCATGGAAGCCTTCCAGGCAACGGGCACGCTCGACAGTGACCAGCTGGTCGGCATGTACCGGCAGACGGCCAACACCGACACGGCCGTGGCTCGTGCCGCGGGGTCGTTGACCTTGACCGCGGACGGTGCCGGCGCCGAGCGGTACGACATTCTGTCGGGCCAGTGCACCAAGCACCTGAACTTTTTCCATCACCGCGAGAAGCTGGTCGGCAAGCTGCAGCCGCTCAGCGGAGCGGGCTACATGTACTACGCACTGGCGTGCAAGACGCCCGGCCAGGACAAACCGGACATCTACACGGCGCCGTACGGCATCGCGGTGCGCGTGGACGAATCGAACAACGTCGCGCTGGTGACGAAAGAGAACTCAACCAACTCGTGGCCTTCGACCGTGCTCGCGTCGTTCGCGCTGGGCGGCAACAACCCGACCGGCTTCGTGCTCGATCTCAGCCGCGACGACTACACCGTGGCGGTGACAACGGAGGGCACCGACCCGTCACCGCAAAGCGGTGCCCACGGCCTCGACCCGTGGGAGTGGGGCGCGTACGACCGCCGGCAAGGCGGTGGCTCGGTGGTGCAGGGCGCGCTCATCAACACCGGTCACAGCGCGATTTCTTACGCGGTGCGCCGGCCGGGTTCGTCGGGCAACGCGGTGGCCGTGTTCAATGCGCTGACGGTTACGCGCACCACGGCGTTAACCCTGAGCGGCACGATCTTCGGTTCCA